TCACACTTGACTAAGAAGTCAGTGATACCACGACGACCTTGAACATCACGGAGATAAGGTTCGATGATGTTTCTGAAGAATGTGCGTTGCTCCTCATCATTCTGTTCAAACAGTTGAGTCTTAGCAGCAGCGGAACAGAAACGCTCGATGGTCAGGAACAAACGACGGACGTTGATTCTGTCGAATGCGGACGCGAAACCAAGTGCAGTCTTATCGCCGTAAAGGACAATGCCTTGACCAGGGAAAGAAACGATTGGGTTAACGCGAGCAGAATACAGTGTATCACGCTGTGCTTTGTTAGGTGTGTATGCCAGTTTAACTGCATTGTTCAGAACACCGCGAGCGAAACCTGCGGGAGAGAACCAAGGATCAGTTTGAACTGCAGTTTGCAGACAAAGACCAGCAACGTCACCGTTAGTAGGAATATAACGATAAACATCGTTATACTTGTCATAGATGTACTTGTAACCAGAATCCAGAACCAGATAAGAGGAACTAGGAAGTTGATCCATGAATGCTACGATGTTATTTGTAATCGTAGTAGGATTGGTTTCACCAATAACGTTGCCACGGCGAGGCGAAGCGAACACCATGCAGTCACGGCGGGATTCTGCGATTGTAACCAGGTTAGTGATTTTTGCAACAGCAGAAGAATCATCAGCACCAGAAGGACCAGTCAGGATGAAGTCAATGATTTGTGCTTCAGCGTCCAGAACCAGATCGTAAGATGTGGAAACGTCAGAGTTGCCGATGTTGTAGAAACCACCCGAAACAGGATAGTCAGCGCCAGAAGCGAGACGATAGTAATGAGTAGCGTTGTTCTTAGAACCAACGGTTGTAGCACCAGAAGGAGTTGCAGTAGAACCAGTAGCAGAACGAAGTAAGTTAAACTGACGATTTGCAGCAGTCTGACCCCAGTTGCCATCAGAAGCAGTTGCAGTTGCGTTGAATACTTCACTCTCGTGCTCTGCCCAATAAACATATTGGGATTTTTGCTTGATTACTGTAGGATAGTAGTTAACTTCACCAACAGTTGTCTTAGCATCAGATGCCTTAGAAAGACCAACATAACGCTCAAGAAGTTGACCAGGAGTACCAGTGATTTCACCATCGATATCGATGACGATAACATGGAGTTCGTCACGGTGACCACCCTTATCTAAAGCATAAGAAGAAGTCTCAGGACGAGCTGCAACGTTGACCCACTTCAGACCAGGCAGATACTCACGCTCGTTATACTCGTCACGAACAGCAGAAACTGTTACGTTAGTGGAGTTGGTGTCTGCAACAACATCAGTTGCCTTGAATGCAATGCTGCTCTTATTCAAAGCAACATAAAGACGACGCTCTACACCAGAAGTTGCGATATCGCAAGTATTAGTTCCCTGAGTAATTGTTTGACCAGCAGCGATGATACCAGTAACACCACCAGAAGGAAGACCGATTTCAAGTTTCTTGTTCGTTGCATCATATGCAAGAACATCAACAGTTTCGTTAGAACCTGAGATGGAGATTGATGTTGCAGAACCAACAGCGAAAGTTCCAACAATCGACTCAACGGTCAAGACGATGCTGTATTTAAAGACTTTACCAGCAGCACTGGAAGAAGCGGAGACTGCTTCATCAGCAACGAACTCATGCTCGTTACCTGAACCAGGAGCGGGACAAACCAGAATTTGATCAGCACCAGCATCGGTTGTGAAGATACCGATTGAATTGTTCAGTGTGCCAGGTTCGCGGGAAACCCAATCAAAACTGTTTGCTGCGCCTTCGATGTTTGCTTCGTAATCGTCTCTGTTCTTAATCAGAGGTGCGGTGCCAGCGTTAACAGCGTTCTTAAGTGCAGTGTTGCTAACTCTGATAGTTTTGAGTGTGCCGCCATAACTTAAAAATTGAGCAGCAGTGAACCAGTACTCATAGTTGTACTCGTTAGGTCCACCAAAACGCTCAGCAAGATCGCGCTCAGATGTAATGTCTACAACTTCATCTACGGGTCCCTGGGCAAAAGGTGCAACTAATACACCAACGTTTGCTGAAGGAACACTCGAAGTTGTGGTGAGATCTCTTTCCTGAAATACTACTCCAGGAGAGTTTTGTCCAGTTGCCATGTCTTATAACTCCTAAAGGGATACCATATCGGTTGTCTAAGATTATTTATATTTTTGAAACTTCACCTAAACTCCCACATATAGGATTTATCTCCGTATTCCGCGACCTTCCACACATCCCCTTGTGCATCTGCAAAATACTCATCCTCTAAACCATCACTAATAAATCCAAATGGTGCCATATCTTGCTCGATGTTTTCTCTCTGATCATCGTAGATACGTTGACGCACATCATTATCATGCATTTGCTTGAAGTATTCTTGCATCGCCATCCAAGCAAAGATAACTAAGCACATCGCCAAGTCATCATTACATCCCTCTTCTGCTTGGAATGTTTGACCCTTCGCAATAAAAGTTGTTAGTTCTGCAATAGTATCGTAGTCATTTATAAGAAGTTTATCATCCTCAATCAAAGCTTTTAGATTAGAACATCCAACCTGTTTTACAGCGGTGGACATCTTAACACCTAATTGAGTTTTCTTACCAGAAAATCCTTGACCTAATTGCTGTCCTGCACGTCCGCGCATTGCTGCCATCAACAGATTCTCATACTCCAAATCAAACTGAATGATATCCGCAACCTGTCCACCAATATCATTTACTTCACATAAGATGTACGCGTTATTATAATTCTTTGCTACATCAACAACAATGTTGGGCAAGATAATTGGTTTGATCTCATTATTTCTATATCGCGCTACCATCTTATATGGAATAGTGGTTGTGTCTATCACACAAAACGCTGAATAGTCGTTTCCAACTCCACGAGAAACATCAACAGTAACGACATAATTATGATCTGGTATTGCATGTTCAAATACTGCAAGACCTCTATGTTCTTTTAATGGATCATGATATGGCATAATCCTCAACTTACTTGGACTGATTAATGTATCAACAGAACCAAGGAACTCACACTCAAACTCAACCCGAAACTGTTGCTCGGATGTGTTCTTAATTGTCTGTTCTTTCCATACTTCATCACGACCAGGAACTTCTGACCAATGCACCTCTGTAGGAACATATTCATTTGATCCCCTCTCTGCATCATGCCAAAGTTTGTAAAACATATTCATCCCATGTGGGGTAGAAATGATAATAACTTTTGTTGATTTACCAGAAGAAATAGTAGGATAGACAGAACTGAAAAACTGATCAGCGATATGATTCGGAATAAACGCGAATTCGTCCAGGAAAATGACATTAAAAGACATACCCCTGACAGCAGAAGCAGAAGTACTTGCAGCCATGATTTTACTTCCGTTTTCCAATTCCAAGGATCCTCTGTTCCATTGAAGAATACCTTGCTGAAGCCATTTTGGAAGATTTTCATAACTTAATTGCAATCTCTGTAGCATCTCTCGCGCAGTCGCTGCTTTGTTTGCGAGGATTGCTACGTTAACATTATCATTGAATAGAACATACCATAGTAGATATGAAGTAACGATGGTTGACTTTCCAGACTGTCGTGGCAGTTTGGCGATATTAAATCTTTCGGCATGAAATTTTGATACCATCTCCTCTTGGAAATGATACATGTCAAAAGGAATCAAACCCTTATCCAACGAAACAATCTTGATATATTTTTTGATAAAATATACAGGATCTTCAGAACATTTGATAACTTCCTGAACTTCGTCAGGAGTAAAATCAATTCTTGTATTTGCTTTCTTTAGATTAGGATTGCCAAGATACTGGTCAGTGCTACTCATGTTCTATTCCTTACAGGCCAAGTGATTTCCATTCCTACTGTTAACAAGATTGCAAATCCAAATACAAAGATGGGTGTCATACTAAAGTTCCATACTGCCTACGAATTTCGCGCAGTTCTTCAAAATTCTTTTGTTTGGTTCCGCCATCATATGCCCAAGCGTAACCTTCTTCAATCATCAATTCATTCAGAGATACTTGAGCGTCTCCGATGTAAAGCCAACCGAGGAGTCTACCATACTTGCCCATACCACCAACCAACTCAGTACGAATAACAAGATCATCATCCCCAGCAATGGCACCATCCAATTTCTCTTTGAGCCAATTCGTCGCATCGATACCTAGCT